TTCGCCCGCGTCGAAGAAACAGACCGGCCCGTGTTGGGACACAAGGACGCCTGCCTCGAAGTGCTCGGCTGGGCGTATCGCCACCGTGGCCCCACTGCGAATGCCAGCAACAGTGACAACGAGCTCAACTGTCTCAATCGCATCCTTGGCGTGGCCCCGGGCATCGCGCCTGATTACGCCATCCTCAAGCGTGCCTGGGTCAACCACTATCGGGACGTGCTGTTCGACCTTCGTCGGTGGAAAGGCAAATGGCCGCAGTTGGTGCCCCTGGACGAGGACACTTGGATTGCCACACAGAAAGATCGCCCCACCCTGCAGTATGCTCGGTCCTTGTTGCAGCACAACCCCAAGGCCCTGTCGTCTTTGTTTCGCCGCAGCATCTTCATCAAACGTGAAGTTGCGCTGAGTGATACTGTGGACGGCCGTACCCCCAAAGACAATCGTGGCATCCAGGGCGCCCAGCCGGAGTGGCGCTTGCAGGTTGGCCCCTCCGCTGCCGCATTCCAGGCGTGGCTTAAGCTCGCGTGGAACGCAGATTGGTGGATCGTCTTCCTTTGTGGCCTCCCCGCCGAAGCCATTGGCTATGCCTTTCGACGTGCCCTCCGCCTTTGGTTGGGCGATGACGACATCAGCCGCATGGACATGTGCGTCGACCCCACCGATGACGAGATGATGATCGACATCATCGGTTGGCTTGGTCTTGCGCAGCATGCGCCCTACGACCTCACTGTCGCTCAACTCCACAGGGGCATGATCAACGTCAACGCCATGACAGCCAGCGGCACCTACGTCTTCAGCCCCGGTGGCCGTCGGTCTGGCGACCCTACCACGACCTCCTTCAACACCCCCCTGCCGATGCTGGGATACGCCTTCGACTTTTGCATGGCTAGACGCACCGACCCCGTTCGCATACTTGACGCGCATCAGAAGCAGGTCGCCACAGAGTCTCGCCTGCTGCTCATGGGCTGCGGGGACGATCAGCTACGCGCCGAAGGGCCCTGCAAACAGTTCTACGGTGTTCCGTACGGCATTGTGTGCCCACCGGTCGGCAGACCGCAGGACGGCAAGACTGCCGTCGACACCCTGATTGCCCAGACCACGTATCGTGAGGAGAAATCTGGTGTGTCCCTGGCCAAGCAAAGGCCCCTCATGGAAAACCTGCCCTCCTTCTTCACCATCGAGTACCAACAGGACGACGCTAAGACCATGGACGTCGCAGGGTTCTCCCTTGCCCGTGGGTTCAAGGCCAAACCCAATCAGCGCGAAAACTGGTACACCGTGGAGTTGCTTAGCTCTCGCTTCTACCCCGTTCGCGGCCCTACAGGCGTGGAATACGTTCTCGGCCCCAAACCGGGGCGCTGCCTGCCCAAGCTGCTTGTAGCACTCGATCGGCCCGCAAACCTCGCCCCCAACGACTACATCAGTGGCGTCCTTAGCTCCCTCGACAAGGTCGCGAGCTACACTCCCGTGCTG